CTTCGATATAGCTGCATTCTGATTTAGATTTACAGTAATAAAGTATTTCTCTAGTGAAGTTGTCTTTGCCAAGAAGTTCTACATCTTTAGATAGTTCTGGACTGGAACCGTAATAGTCTCGCCAATCTGAATCCACTTTAGTGCGAATCTTCTTTTTCTTCTTGTTGCCGTTTTTGAGTTTGACTGTTTTTTGAGTTGTCTTAGAGAATTTTGCTAGTTTTTTGCCTATGTATTTGCGTTCAGTAGTGATGTTTGTGATCATGTAAACAAAGCCCACACAATCTTCTGGGAGAGTTTCTACCGGTTGATTTTGATAAAGCCATGTCATTCATTGTAGTTATCTAGTAGCTGCCTGTAATTAAATTTTATGTTAATTTGTATTTTTTTGTACTTAAATCGTCAGTACAGCCGGTACAAGTGACTCTTGTACAGACTGTGTTCGGGTTAGTGTTCCACTCTTCTAGGGCATTTCCTAGCAATGTATTATGGCATTCACCATCCCAAACATTAAAATCTTTGTCGATATAAAATCGAGTATGTCCTGCATCGCAATGCCAGCCTTGCCAGAGATCAAGATTTTGATTATGTAGCCAGTTAGAGTAAACTCTATATTGGGCACCGTCATCGGTGGTTACAATGCAGTTGTAATTTTTATGATCTTCAAAGTTGTTCAATGTTGTAAACTCCCTGCATAGTTGGCAAATCGCGAGTTTTTCGATTGTAGTTTATTGTGTTGATTGAGTGGCTAATCTTATGGTCTTCAAGCCACTTGATGTACAATGCTGATCTTTCTTGATTCCAAAACTCATCCATAATGTTTACATGAACACTTTTCTGTGGCCTCTGCATCACTTGGTTAACGCTGTGTACTTTGTTAAAAAACTCTTTCTCGTTAAAGAACTCGCTGTGGGTACTAAATGAAATAGAATCTAGCAATGTTGCAAGCTCAAGATAGTAATTTTTACTGGCACTACCATTAGTTGTTATTCCAACATGAGTTATTTTAACATTGCTAGATCGTATGTGTCTAAGCAAAGGTATAAAACTTTTGTTTGCAGTTACTTCGCCGCCAGTAAAACTAATCTTATAACCAAGTTCTTGATGAGCAGTTTTACTAATCATGTTATTCCATACCTTGATCAACGGTTCAAGATCAGGATGTCGGCTAGTTGAATCGTGCCATTCGCTAGGACAATACATACAGTCGTAGTTGCACCTTGCACCTAGCATCCATGTTATTACTATGCTAGGATCAACAGGGTCTACTTTAATAATATTGTTAAGCAACATCTATATCAGTATTATAGTTGGTAAAGCCATTTTCTTTGACCACTTTGAGTATATTTTCTACTCGTCCGGCTAACTCGTCTCTATGACTTACTAGCCAAATAGATTTTTGGCGTTCGCGGCCCATTTTCTTTAATAGTCCTAGCGAGTTTTCTACACCTTGTGTATCTAATCCGTTGTCAATTAATTCATCGATAAACAACAAGTTGATTGGGTGATACAAACTTTCCCATACATCACGGAATGCCCATGACATAGATAAGATCAATCTATTGCGTTCGCCACGACTCAAGTTGTCAAAGTCTAATTCGCGACCTAGTTCCTCAATGCTTACAGTTAAATCGTTTTGGAACTTTACTGTGTGCGGCAAGCCGATACGATCCAGGTAATGTGTTAGGCGTTGATTTAAGTAGCTCAAGTTCTGTTCAATAATCTTCTTGCGAACAAACGAGTCCTTAGACGTTAGCAGTTTAAGCAAGAAGTCTTGATGCTCTTGCAACCGTGTAAGTTCGTTAAGAGTATCGTATGTAACAACTTGTAATGCATGGCCTTCCATGTCTGTAATTTGTTCGCTATACGGATCAACTTCGGCTGCACGGTTATCTAAGTTAGTTCTAAGTGTAGCCAAACTGTTGCGATGATTTAGTGCATCTTCTAATGTGTCATAAAACACAGTAGGGGCAGTACCAAGCTCGCCTAGTGTTGCCAGTACATCTTGGTGCTCTTGGCGTTGGGTATCATTAGCCAACATCTGCAACGCAGTTTCTCGTAGCAGTTCTTCTTTAGCTTGCTTGAGCTCGTCTTGTTTAGAGTCATGTAAGTCTTGTCCACAGCTATGACACTTGTGAGCATCCAATGCAGCAATTTCTGTTTTGAGTTTGTCTAACAATCTTTGTTGTTTTACATCATCTGCGTCAATCTGACGGATATATTTGTTAGCATCGTCGATTGCTTTCTTCTTTGAGTGAAAGGCTTCTAGGTCTCTGTGATATTGAACTTCTAATTCGATATCAATATGTTCAAGGTCAACAATAGCCTGTGCAAAAGATGCCACATCCTCTTCTTGCTTTTTAATCCAAAGAACTTGTCTCTTACGCAAAGAATCAATCTGATCTTGGATGCGTTTGTTTGCATCCTGGGTAGCTCTAATACGAAACTCTTCTTGTGATATCCCGTCTTTGGTAGCCTTGTTAAGCTCTTTGATTTTCTCTGCACGTTCTGAAAGCAAAGTAATGCCCAACAACTGTTCAATTATAACACGCTGTTCATTTGCTTTTAGACTCAGGAATGGTTCTGTGTAAGTATTCAACGCCAAAATATGTTTGAACATATCGTGACTCATACCAAACACACGCTCTATGGCGTCTTGTGTCTCTCTCGAATCCCCTTGTGCTTCGTCTGTTGCTGTTTTTTCTTCATTGTTAACGTAAAACTTTAACACGTTAGGCTTGCGTCCACGCTCAATCTTGTATTCAACTCCGCCAACAATAAAATCTAAACTAACCAACATTCCTTTACCATTGGTTTTATTAACTAAATTATCCTTGCGAATGTTGCTTAGAGCTTGTCCATATAATGCATAGCTGAGTGCGTTAATGATTGTGGTCTTACCTGTTCCGTTCCGGCTACCGTCACCGCCTAAATCTAAGTTTTCGCCTAGCACAAGGGTTAGGTCATTGCGGTCAAAGTCAATGCCCTGTGTAGCATTGCCTACACTCATAAAGTTTTTAACGGTTAAATTTTTAATATGGATCATAGAGTTTGGTAAATCTTCAACAACAGCTTGTTATCGTAAAAGTTAGATTCAATATTGGTGATTTGATCTGTAACAATTTGGTCTACAGACTCAAATTTTACATCACCGGGTGCCATGTCTTCTTCGACACCAACTGCTTTGTTTGGGATAAGAGCCATCTCACGCAAGTTATAATTTGTGATAAAGTTGTCTTTGATAAAGCCAGCTTCTTCGTAACTTATCTCAATGTCTAAATTAACACGAACGTGCATTTTGGGCTTAAGAAGCGTTTGAGCGTTATCGATAAGATTAGCAAGCCCGTAGACACGGTACGTCGGTTGATCAGGCCATTGATGAAACTCAGCCTCTCTGCCCCACTCCAATATGGTAAGGCCACGTTCGTCGTCACCAGCGTCTGCATAATTGTGCGGGAACGCATTACCGATATAGGTAATGTTCTTTTTAGTTTGTCGTTTGTGGAAGTGTCCGGTGAATACATGATCAAAACCTCCAAGGTCTTCTCTGCGAATTTCGCCATGATCTGGCATCTCTACCATAGCATTCATTAGATATCCTGGCAATTCAAAATGCCCAAACAAGTAATCGCCTTTTAGTTTGGCTAACTTCTTGTGGTCATCGCCTACAAGCCAAGGAGCAATAACAACGTTACCGCTGCTAAACCAATCGTTACATATCTCCACATTGGGGAGGTGTTTTGCCCATTCAACACTCTGTATGTCACGCTTGTCTCGATAATACAAATCGTGATTACCAGGAATGAAATACACACGCTCAAAATTGGCATTTAAATGCTCCAGTGCCCGCAGGCTATAGTTTAATGTAACAATATTTAGGTTGGCACGGTTGTTGTGCCAATCACCTAAAAACAAGCAGGTTTCGCAACCTTCCTCTTTTGCTTTTGCAGTTGCCCACTTAACAAAAGCCAAACAGTCCTCGTTGTGCAAAGTACTATTTGACTTTAAGCCAAAATGGATGTCAGTAAAGATTGCGGCTTTTTTAAATAAATTACTCATTGCACTATTGTACATGATTCAACAGGCGTTGAGCAATAGCCTGGTGGCTCAAAGGACCCGCATGTAATCCATCTGTGCCCTTGTCTATGTTTACTCCGTAGCTAGGACAATATTCAGGGTACTTAACATATTCGGATACGTATTCGTAATTGCTTCCAAAATCAGTTATTGATGTTATAGCAAACTTGCACCCAACTGATCTCAAAAATTTAACACCAGTGTTAAGCAAACTGATTTGAGTAAAGTATAATTGTTCATCGGTAATGCTGTCTACCAGTTTTCGATCTTTACTGGTGTTAAGAACAACTTCTTCGACATGTTTTGCATTAAATCTACTCAATCTTCCGGGCGTTGTTAATTGCCAAACTACAGTATCGTGTGATTCAATTGGTGCATTAAATAGATGTCGATAACTCCAATGTAGGCTACTGCCTGGTTTAGTGATTAGTTTCAGTGGCAACGTAATCAATTGAGCTAGCAGTTGCCCGTAATTCAACTCGTGTCTCTGCAATCCTACACCATGGCTATGGCTACACCCAAAAACCCATAATGTAGGTCGATTGAGTCTTGAGCCAATTTCAGGATGATCTACAAATTGCTCTGGTTCGGTATAATTCGATATCTGTTGCTTAGACAAGTACCTATATAAAGTCAGAGACTCTTTAAACACTGTACTTGTAGCATCGAAACCTTTGGGTTCAAATTTAATAATATCAAATTGTTGTGCTAGTTTAACAATAGAGTCAACAGGTAAATCTCCCAAAGACGTATGGTATACTCCCGGGGATACATTATCTTTGTATCTATCGATCAGTATCGAACTAGAATCAACTTGAGAAAAATCAAAAGTTGATTCTGTTATATACAAAATTTTTTGTGTCATTCGTCCAAGCTGGATACAACTGGCCCGGACATAGCAGCCATACTTGCTGAGCCAGAATTCTGTCTTGTCCAACTAGGATTGAGCCCGTTCATTTCAAGAATGTCGTCTCGAATGTTTTGATTCTTCTTCTCGATATTAAGAATCCGTGTAAAACTATTAGTGATCGCAGCGGTATAGTAAGCGAACGGGTTCTGACTTTTGGATTCGTCAAACTGTAAACCAATCTGACTAAGTTGCAAAAGAGCTTGTCCACGCATTTCCTCATTGTAAGTATAGCCACGCCAGTTAGAGCGGGTAGCATAACGCTCGCACAGTTTCATAAACATTAGTGCAAGTTTTTTGGTCATGTTGCCATGATCACGTGAGAACTCTCCGGTTTCCAAATCGCCTTTCCAGTGGCTACGGCCAACAATGTATGGATTTTTGTCTTCGTCTATACGATAGTGCTCAAACGGTGGAAAATTCAAACGAACATAGTTCAGATCTAGCACAGGTTCTTCAATTAAATCTGCAAGTGGATCCTCTTGTACATCCTCTAATTCAAAAATATCTTCTAGTTTTTGACGCTTTTTTGCTTCGGCTTTGGTTATCTTTTTGGGTGCTTTAGGTATGTGATCCCAGCAAGTAATACGGAAAACTAGGTCTGTATTTGGGATTTTCTTTTGATCGATAACTTCGCCTGTTTCGC